ATGTTTAGTCCAGCAGATACCAGAATCAAGATAGCTATGAATCGTTTCAATCTGTGACCTCCTCAAATTTCATAAACGTCATCCAATGCGTAGTACCTCTTTGTTGTCCAAACAATGGTTTAAAAGGTACAGATTTAAGAACCTCTTTAACGTTGATTTGACAATCAGACCATTTAAAAACTAGAGTACCTCCAACTTTTAGAACTCTCATGCATTCTTCAAAACCCTTGGCTAAATCTTCCGGCCAGGTAACTTTATCCAGCTCGCCATATTGTGATCGCATAATTGAGTTTTGACCTGCCCATTTCAAATGTGGCGGATCGAATACTACTAGATTAAATGTTTCATCATCGAATGGCATATCACGAAAATCTCCGACAACGTCAGGGTTTACGTTTACCTTTTTCCCATGTATTTCAAATTTTTCTTGTCTGATGTCCATGAAAGTTGTATGACTCTCATTTTTATCAAACCAAAACATACGACTGCCACAACAAGCGTCTAGTATTCGTATATCTCCCATTATTCCACCTCCTCAAAATAACTATGAAATTTACTTAAATTGACAATAGCGACCTCTTCAACGAAATGTTTTCAATGTCAAAGTCTGGGTCATCTTTACTAAACTTTTTCTTAATGGCTTTTTCAGCTAGTGATGGTAAAGCGAATATACTTGCTCCGTTTTTTAGGGCAAGCGCTTGACCGTGTTTATTTACTATTCGATAACCAACATCAAACGGTCTAATTTCCATTGGGATTTTTATGCGTTTACTTTGATTCTTCATTCCTTCTTCAAGCGTTTGTATCATCACTCCACCTCCTCAATCTCAATCCCTGGGCAATCGAACACCCAGCCGAAACCAGCTTCTTCAAGTTCTTTGCGGGTGAATTTATAATTTCCAGTAATTATATTTTGGTTAAAATAAAGAACCTTCCCTGATTGCGTTTTAGTCAAAGGTTGCCCATTATTCAGACTAACAATATACCGCTTCTCTTCCTCGACCTCGTAGCCGTCAAGCCATGCACGAGCAACTAAATCAAATGGTCTTTCTTGCATAAACCATTTCCTAACTTCATCGTTCGTGAAATCAAATTCGAATAATTCTGCCACGTCTTTACAAGCTTTTCTAGCTTCCTCAATCCATTCAGCCACAAACTGCGGAACTTTGACTGATTTTTGTTCGTCTAGTTGTTTCAAGTCTCTTAGAACGGTTTTTAGAATAGTTTTTCCGCTAACAATACCTACAACACATTCAACCGCTTCGTACTTCTTAATCAATGCCTTAATATTCATCTTAGTTTCCTCCATAAATCAAATAAACTGCAATAACTACCTGAGACATGCCTGGTGAATAGCCAATCCAATCATCAAACTCCTTAGATTTTGGCAACCAACCCTTAGTAGCTCCCAAATCATAGTCGGTAGGCTTTTCATCAGCGAAGATGCATTCCATCGCTCCCATAAACGTCATACCATCTTCTGCCATTTCCCAAAAATAGTCCGCCCGGTCTTTCACCGCTTGTGGTAAATCTTGCTTGGGAGGTTGCGGCTTCCCGTCTTCTACCGTCCAGTTGTATACTTCATTAACTTTTTGCTTTAAATCTTCCATCATCTTCCAACTCCTCATTATATTTTTCTACCAATTCATGCAACCACGACCAACGTTCGGTTTCTTCAACGATTGGGTCAACTTCCCTTTCTTGCAACCAAGCTGAGAAATTAACCACATTATCAATGTAGATTGTGTCGTAATCGCCCCAATCCCAAACAGTTAAATAAATTTCTGTTTCAGTTCCATTTTCATCTTCAACCGTTATTGAACCATTTTCAACCCACGCTGTACCAAAACACAATTCGCAAGTGCCAGTCTGTTCTTCTTGAAAATCTGAATGGTATTCTGTCACTTTATATTTCATCTTCCAACTCCTCCACTTTTTTCCTCAATTCTTTATTCTTTTTCTTCAACAAATCGCGCTCCAGCGCTCTAATCCGTCTCTTGCGTGCATCGCACGGTTTCGAATACTCGATTATCTTCTCTTCATTTTGCTCAATTGTGCGTTTCAGTCCTTCGATTACTACCTGTTTATCGTAATTCATCGTCTAAAAATCTTTCAATAGCTTCTCTATAGGAGACTTCCGCCATACCGTCTAAGTCGTTCAGGGCTTCAATATAGTCTGGACGCCCTTGCCCATACTGCTTTTTCAAAAACTCAACAAAGAGATGAATTTCCTGATAGGTTACTCCAACCATATTTCTTACCTCCCACTAAAACGGAAAATCATCTTCCTCAAGGGCGTATCCTGGCATTTGTTCCTCAATATTCGAACGGTTAGCAGTATCATCACGCTTTTCAAGTCGCTCAAAACCATCTGCGACCACCTCAGTCAGATAGACCCTGCGCCCCTCCTGATTCTCATAGTTCCTTGTCTGGATGCGACCCGTCACACCGACCAGATTACCCTTCTTGCACCATTCTGCGAATAGCTCCGCCTGCTTACGCCACATCATACAGTTGATGAAGTCCGCCTCTCGCTCGCCGTTGGCTCCCTTGAAGTTCCGATTGACTGCAAGAGTAAACGTAGCGACTGCCACATTCGACGGTGTATATTTCAATTCAGGGTCTTTCGTCAAGCGCCCCACTAACGTAACATTATTGATCATCTTTCTTGTCCTTTCTTGCTGCACGTTCTCCGATTAAGTAGCCGAGAAATAGCCATAGAATAGCCATGCCAAATTCTTTAATAAGTTCAATCATTTTCTTATCCTCCTGAAAAAGTTGCTAAATAGTAACAATCCTTCGCACCATAGTCAAACCGTGTCGTCCGCTGACCAATGTGCTTCTGAAACCTTGGCTGAGTGATAGCCGAGAAAGCCCACTGATGATCTTCCATTTGCTCAATGAGATCATCGACATTGTCAAACATCCCAAGGTAAAACTTGCAGTGCCCGTTGTAGACGAAGTAAAGATTTAGCATCAATACCTCCTAAAATTTCATAAAAGCCATCCAGTGAGTTGTCCCACGCTGTTGCCCAAAAAGTGGTTGTTGTGGGACTAATTCCAAAATTTCCTTAACATTTACTTGAGCATCAGACCACTTGAAAATAAGTGTTCCTCCTGTTTTCAAAACCCTAAAACATTCTTCAAAACCTTGTTGTAAATCTAATCTCCAAGTCAACAAGTCTAGTTGTCCATATTGCGCACGCATGAATGATTTCTGGCCAGCCCATAAAAGGTGTGGTGGATCAAATACAACAAGGTTGAATGTTTCATCATCAAATGGCATATCTCGAAAATCTGCAACAATGTCTGGCTTAACATTGATTTTCTTTTTGTGAATCTCAAATTCCTCTTCACGTCTATCCATGTATGTTGTGTGTGGTTCATTTTTATCAAACCAAAACATTCGAGAGCCACAGCAAGCATCTAGTATTCTGATATCTTTCATCACTCCACCTCAACGGGGTAAAAGTTCCCAAAGGAACTCCTCAATGCTTTACCAACCTGTAAGGCTGCCGCCCGAGAAACAAACCGCATGGCTTTCTTCTCCTCTGAACATGAAATGTCCAAGCCAGTCACACCAATAACTGCGGACCTCAGAAACGGCTTATCCTCTCTTGTCCCATGTCTTAAAATAAACATCAGCCACCTCCATTCTAAAAATAGTGCTTCCGCTTGTTTGTCAAGTCGTTGAAAACCATTAAATGGTCTTTATCCACACCCTTCATCAGTCTGGACATAAAGGGTCTGCCATATCTTTTCTGAATATTAGCAGAAGTCAAATTGGTGGTAATGATTGTATTTGAACGCTTATTCAGGATATTGTAGAGAATAGTAAACGACCATTCGCTATCCTTCTCCATGCCCAAATCATCCAAAACCAAGAACTTAGCACTGGCAATTTTATTGACCAGAAACTCTTCCTGACTAAAATCAGCTTTAATCTTCATCAACAAGTCAGTCACGTTGATGAAAATAGCAATCTCTTTCGTGTACTCAGATAAAGCTTTTACCATCGCAAAGGCCAAATGGCTCTTACCAGTTCCAGCTTCTCCTTGTAACACGATGTTGTTCCTAGCCCCCTCAGACCACTCACGACAAATCCTCTTTGCAAAAGCTAGCTTTTCCGCTTCTTTTTCAGTGGGTGTCTCAAAGTTGTCCAAAGTCGCATTTTTCAAAACCTCATCATAAAGAGAAAACTTCTCAAGATAGTATTTCCTCTCTCGCTCATTCTCAGCGTCGGCCAGTTCATTCACTCTTGCTTGATTCTCCTCATGGATCCGCTCAGATTCACACATGCGGCATACAACACTCTCAGTCCGCAATATCTTTATCAAAGGAATGTTATGCTTTTCGCAAAACTCATCTTGTTGTTCTGTATTCCTGTGATAAGATAAGGCAATCTCCTCAAACACATTGTCTACCATGACAGACGACCTCCACATTCATGCCAGCTAGCCATTTCAGACAAGCATGCAACCACTTGATGAATTGGTTGGTCTGCTAAAAGAGTTTTCTTCTCGTAGCTTAACGGATAATAGTCAATCTCGAATTGTTCAATTAGTTCTAGTACCCCCATTCGTCCTTGGCCTCCTGTTCTTCTTTCTTATCCTTGTTCTTCTTTTCCGATTGACGAACCTGTTCAACAGTGGTAACATTGTTCATCTGCCAATTTCTTAAAATCCCACCAATATATTTGATGTTCGGCTTTCCTGAGTTAATAGCAGTCTTCAGTGCTTCCTTTACCAAATTCACATCATTCTCATTTAGTAGATGGTTGATTTCTTCAATTTCAAATCCAGATAAGAGTCTACGAAACTCAGATTGAAAAAGTTCTAAAATATTTTCTTGACCACCACTACTATTAGTAGTAGTTATTCTTTTCTTATTCTTATCTTTATCTAATCTATTCTTATTCTTATCTTTATCTTCTTCTAGTGCGTTACCGTCCGTTACTGTAACGTTACCTGTAACGTTACCAAGAGCAAGATTTTTCTGTTTTTTACGGTATTTGGCTACACGGTTGCGTGTCTGTTCCTTTATTTTCTCCATTCCGTCAACGTTTTGATGTTTTTCCCAATTTGGCAAGCTAATAATACCATCGATAATCTCAATCATCCCAAACTGTTCAAAAACTCCAATAGCCATTCTTACTGTATTCAATGGTCTACGAAAAATAGTAGCTAACATTTCATCTGTATAGTGAACCTTATCAGTCATCATCAACAAACCATTACTGTTATGTTTTCCAGCAAGTGTCAAAATCTTGAACCATATCACTAAGATGGCATCAGGATCAGGCAAGGCATCAATCAGGCAAATCTTTTCATCGTCAAAAATATCGGTTGTGATTTTTATCCACTTAATTTCAGACATACCTAGCACCCCACTTCCTACGGTTAGCGCGATACTTCATTCGCATATCCTCATAGATGTACCTGCCTTCCAGCTCCATTTTTTCAATCTTTAGCAGCTTATTTTTAAGCTCCACATCACGATAGTCCTTAGCTAGTTTTTTATAGTCTGTTAGGTATTCTTTGACTAGTAATAGATTTTTATAATCGTTTTCCCATGTCGTAATAAAATGTCTTGAAGTTGATTCCCTTCCTTCCAGTTCTTTAACAATCATAATCAGGTTATCCAGCGATTCAATCAATTCTTCCATTTCCTGACCTCATCATTACAAAAGTCTGATTGCAGACTGTTTCGGCTCTGGCAAGGCTAGAGGCTCAGGGCGCAATCCTACAGGCGGTTCGTTGTCGTAGGTGAAACCCTTGAACTCTCTACGGATATTCTTGCGGATTTCTTGCCATTTATCCTCTCTACCACGTTCATAAGCTTGGTTATAGCCTTGGGTAATCATAGACGCAAATTCTTGCTCTTCTCGTCTTTCTTTTTCCTTACGCTCCTCTTGCAATTTGATATGACGGCAAAGCCCTGCAAATCCAATCAGCAAAGCTCCAACACCCATCAACTGGTCTAAAATCGGTGGTTCAAACATTTTTAATCTCCTAAATAACTTTTTCTTTCAGTGTTTCAAAAACTTCAAACTTCAAATTTGTCTGTTCTTTTATTTTCTTCAATACACTAAGCACTGTGTCATCTTCGTTAAACTGAATAATGGTATCACTTATAACTAGTTCGTAGATGTTAGACATAATTCTATTATCAGTCTCTGTTTGTTCATCGGATTCTAGTTCTGAATCGATTTCGTTCTCATAATTTTTGAGAGCGTTAGCGGATTCATTAAATCCATGAAGTAACAATGTTCTCTGTAAAATTTCATTCACATCAATGTATTTATCTAAGCTTTCTCTTTCTCTTGCTCGTTTTGTTTCTTCAGGAAACAGAATATGCATTCTATCAAATATTTTGCTAAGTATTTTTACATTCTTTTTGGTTGGTTTTGTCTGAGTATTTACAATACTAGCCATCGGATATCCTTTAGTAAATCCAAGTTTTAAATCTAAATCACTGGCAGAAGACGAAACTTCTTTTCTAAGATTTTTTAAAATATCAATAAGCAAAGTTGCCCACATTATCGACATAAAATCATGACCAAATGAACCGTTGTAATCATTTGGTTTGTCAAGTGGATTAAATTTCTCGTTGGATAAATCTTGTACAATTTTTTTAAGATTTTCATCTTCGTGCTCATATCTTTCAAAGAAATTTCGCAAACCTGGTCTATTCTCTTTTTTCATCTTATGTTTGTATGCTTTTTTATTATTCATCTTCTCTCTCCTTATGCTCTTAATTTTCGTACTTCTTTCTCTAATTCCAAAATCTCATAAACATCATTAATATCGTACATAATATATTTCCCTTGCTTACGAAATCTCAATCCTTTACGTTCTAACTTCTTAATATAGCTATGAGTGAAGCCAAACTTCTCCATCAAAGCCTGTTGATTGATTGGCATGCGATCATTCTCTAATTGCTCCTTGACCTGCTTTTCAGCAAAAGCCAATAATTGATTTGTGAACAATTCAGCACTTTCGCCGTCTAATCGTAATTGTAACGTTATACCTTCCATTTTCTACATCCTCTCAACTATGCGGGCAAGCATTTTTGTGATATAATGGTTTAAATTGTTTTAGTATGCGCCTGATTGCCGTCAGGTGCTTTTTTGCGTTGTTGTCAAACTGTTTTACTTTCCAGCGCTCTGAGTTCTATCTCATGGCTGACTTGTCTAAATAGCTTCTCACACGCTATTTTAGCTTCTCTGTACGTTGTAGATTCACTGATGAAGTAATCAGCAAGTTCGATGATTTTATCTTCCATTCAACCTCCTACATCAGCCTCAAGACTGATGTAATATCCTCCTAAATTGCTATAATACTCTTGACTAGGACCTCTCACCGTTTTAGTCAAAACTTCAGCAGAAAGGAGGTTCAAAAAATGAGTAAGCTTAGCCATAAGCCAAACCACGTTGTTAAGAAACTAACCTGGGAAAATCTCGATAATATTCTATTATCTTATTTTTCAGAGTCGACTACTGATAAACCTAGCGCAGTAATTCAGTTATCTGATTTTGAAATGTCTAAAGCTGAAATTATCGAAGAAGCAACTGCTCAAGGTTATCAAGTTATCGATAATTCTGATGGTTACTTAAAGTTTCTATAACGAATTTTAAAGATGATATATTTGTACGATTTACATCAATATCTCTTTTTAACTTAGC